TAAAACTAAAAGAGCTACTTTAAGAATGCTAGAAGCTGTCTTTCGTAGGGGTGTAGGAGCTTACAGAACAAATCCATCAAGTGTTAGACCAAGCGTTAGCTCGCCTGATCAATGGGCATATGCAAGAGTTAATAGCTTCTTAAGAGCTTTATCAACTGGAAAATTCAGAGGTGGCAAACACGATACTGATTTATTTCCTAAAGGTCATCCATTATCTAGTAAATGAAACCAGTAACAAAAAACTTTAATACATTTAAAGTTGGTCGCATAAATGCTAGGCAAGAAGTAAAAAAACAACAGAGAATTAGAAACAATTTAGAAAGGTCTGTTGCACCAAAGCTAAATACAGCCTTTAGACAATTTGTAAAAGAAACATCAAACCAAATAAAACAAGTTAGTGAGCCTAACTATGATGAGTTAAAAAAATCTTTAAACACCAAGCTAGAAGTCGTAATGCGAAATCATTACACAAAAGTTTTTAGAACCATATTCAANAATAACGAAGAAAAATATTATCTTGGTAAAAAAGATAATGAAGCATTTGTGTTTGGTAGATCATTTGATTTTGAAAGAATGGTAGAGATATATNTTGGTAGCAGAGTTCCTTATTTTAGTGGAATGACAGAGCAAGCTTCTAGAGAAATACAAAAAGTTATATTTCAAGGCAGAGCAGACAACTTAACATTAGATCAAATCTCAAGAAGCATTACTAAAAAAGGTTATCCAATAGCTAGGCGTAGAGCCAATTTGATAGCTAGAACAGAAACACACAATGCAGCTTCTTTTGCTAACAATGAATATCACAAGAAAGTACAGCAGGACTTGGGTACTGACATGAAGAAGAAGTGGGTATCTACAAGTGATCTTAGAACAAGGTCTGCACACTCATCAGCTAATGGTCAAGAAGTAAACATGGATGAGGACTTTATTGTCGGTGGTGTGCCAATGAGTTATGCAGGAGACCCTAAAGGTGGAGCAAGAAATGTAATTAATTGTAGGTGCATCATTATTTATGCAGAAGCAAGTGATGAGATTATTGATAGTCAAGAAGATAGAGATGATTATGGTGATGTAAGTCCTGAAGAATTAGAGTTTCACAAAAACGCAGACTGGAATGATGGTGAAAGTCCTATTAGAAATACAATACGAAAAACAGGTCCAGTTAGCATTGAACGAAGTCAATCAGGTGGGGCATATTTTAGGGACAGAACTAAAACTATAAATATGCCTAAAAAATATGGAAGCGTAGATACACCTAAAAATAAAGTGATATTTAGGCACGAATATGGTCATGCTATTGATGCCGACAGTGATTTAAGCAAAATCCTAAGCAAAGCAGATTTTGTAGATGTTGATGACATGGTGGTTATTAATGCTAACCGACAATTATCAACTCTAGCTACATCACAAATACTTACAGACCGTAAATTGCTTTCAAAAATTAATCGTGCAAATAAAAAGAAGTGGGGAAAAGAGGTTGGTGAATTTGGAATAAAAGATTCTTATTATAAAAAATTTGGTTTTAAAAAATCATTAGACGATAATCGGTGGAGAGTAGACAAAGAAGTTCTTGTAAAAAATATTAGAAAAGAGTTAGAAAATACTGATGGATTATTTAATACAAAATTGTTAGACGATTTGCTAGGCAAAAATTGGGCTGATGATCTTACTGCGATAATTTACCCTGATAGTGATACTTTTTATATTAACCATGTCCTCAATACCGTTTCACAAATAAAATATAATTACAGCATGAGAGGTACGGATTCTTTTATAATAGATTTAGCAAGAATAGCAAAGCGTTCAAAAAAAAATACTGCTTATAATGAAATACTTAACTTTTCAGATTTTGTTGGTTCTGTTAGTAATAACATAGTATTTGATGGGCATCCTACAAGTTATTACAAAAAATTTCCAAGTTTAGTTACAGGCGTTACACAAGCACACGGTTCTGAAGCATTTGCAAATTACTTTTCTTTACTGGGTGGTAAAAACTCTGTTTTTTGGAGAAGATTGCTAGAACAATATTCACCTGAAACTATGAAAAAATTTGATGAAATAGTTTTATTTATAAATTCTAATACAACGCCCTAGGTGGCATTTCTTGTTCTAATATCTCATCAATATCTTCAACATTAATCTTAGTTTTGTTAGCAATAGCAGACTCAAAAAACTCAATTAAATCTTGTTTCATAAAAGTATCTAAGGGTTTGTTTAGCTCTAAAAGATATGTATTACCAAACGGTGGTCTAACATCATTGAGTTCATTGCGATATCTTGTAGCAAGACGGTTAAGAGCTATATCACCGAAATCATCAATCATTGGTATGTCCATTTCGGAATTTTATCATAAGCACACAAAGACAAAAACCCCCAATTAAGGGGGTTCTAGTTTTTGATGATAAATTAACCAAGAAGTTCCTCTAGAGCTTTTTTACCAACCTTTTTACCGTCAACATATGTGTATGCTGTAAATTTCTTGTAAGTGCTGTTTCTCTTACAAAGAACTTTTAAAGTTTTACCGTTAATTTCTTTTTCAGCTTCAGACTTCCAAACTGAGAATTTTCTGACTTTATATTCTCTACCGTTCCAGTCAGTCTTGATCTCTATAGTTGGTTCTTCATTAACAATATCAGCAGATGCGATATCAGATAGTTCTTTAACAACTTTGCTGACAAGATTAGATTCAATTAAAGGCTTGCCATGAAACTTTTCTATAAGCTCTTGTAAAAAATACTTATGACCTTCTGCTTCAGCTTTATTGTTTTTTAATTTTCTAGCTCTAGCTTCTCTCCAACTTTGTAGATACCTAGCAGGATTTTCATAATCAATAGTATCAATAGCAATTTTAAATTCATTGAATGTTAAAGAAACAGATGTATAGCCTTGCTCTATTAAACTTTCATATCCTCTGACATTCCATGAATACTGACTATTTGATAGTTTTTGCAATTCATCTGTTCTATGAAAAGTTCCGTATAATTGTGGCAAACTTACAAACTCTCCGTTCAACTTATATCCGTATACAGTCTCAGGAAACCAATCATTAATAGAATCTAAAGATGTTTGTAGACTAGCGATTTGTTTATCTAAAGAAATTATAGTTCTATCAGCTAGAGTTCTATCTAGTTGAATGGGTAAGTTATCAGCACCACCACATACACCGTTAAAAAATCCCCAAGAAACATCATAGCCATGTTTAGCTAATCCATTATGAGAGTTATCAACAGCGTGCATATGACCACAAACCTGACAATGACCTTTGTGTGTGTGAGTTGTTTTCATTTTATTTCTCCTTGCCCTAAGGGCATCAATTTAATTTATACAGTAATTATATACCCATAATGGGTTAATGTGCAACAATTAATTTAGTTATTTAATTTCAACTATATCTTGTGCTTATATTACCCTTTATGTACTATATGTAGAATATGCCTATACCAAAACCTAAAAGTGATGAAAGTAGGCAAGACTTTTTAAAAAGATGCATGGGAGATGACACTATGACGATTGAGTATACGGATTCCGATCAACGCCTAGCTGTCTGTACTAATGAGTACGATTCTAACAAAGAAGATTCTATAGAGAATGATGAGAAGCACATAAGAGCAGTAGAAGAAACTGATGACTCTTATATTATTGAATTTGGCAAATCTAAGCCTGATTCAGAAGAAACTGTAGATGAAATGGCTTCTGAGAAAGAAGTTGAGAAAGAATCTATAGAAATCAAATCAAGCATTAAAGCTTATCATGACGAAGATGAAGATAAAAACTATGGCACATTTGAAGGCTATGGGTCTGTCTTTGGAAATAAAGACTTAGGCAATGATGTTATAGAAAAAGGTGCATTTGCAAAATCTCTTAAGAAAAGAAAACCACAAAGTGTAAAACTTTTATATCAACACAAGTCAGATATGCCTATTGGTGTGTTTGATGAGATTAGAGAAGATGATCATGGTCTTGTGGTCAAAGGTAGACTGGCTCTTAAAACACAGGCAGGAGCAGAAGCCTACGAATTATTAAAAATGGGTGCCTTAGACGGTCTTTCAATAGGCTTTAGAGTAAACCCAAAAGAAG